CCTCCAGAGCGCCAAGCTCGATGAGCACGCGTTCCAGGAATGGTTTCGCGGGCAGACCGGCGCCATCTGCGAGGGCATGGTCTACGACGAGAAAGGCGACCGCGTGATCGGCACGTGCGGCCCGCACGGGATGGTCGTCTACGCGTCCGACCTGTGGCGCTTCCTCGAAGGACTCCCCGACGCCGAATTCGTGGATGTCAACACCGACTGGCGCCTGCGCCTGGACGACACCCATGAGTGACAAGCCGTTCACGCTCGCGTGCGCCTGGTGCGACTTCACGACCGAGCAGCCGGACGAGATCGTGCTGCACATGATGACGACCGGGCACGGGCTGGGCGACCAGGTGAAGGCGGGCATGGTCGAGAGCGGAATGCCCGCCGAACTCGCCACCGTGATCGGCAAGCTGCAGCGCGGCGAGCTGTGCATGAACTACCAGCCCGACGCGAACGGCGAATGCGTCAACTGCGACGAACCCGCCGACGCGCACCCGCAGCGCGTCCTCGATGACGACCATGAATGAAAACGCGCCGAGCCTGCCGGACCCCGCGCGCATGTGCGGGCGCTGCTACGACGAAGCGGACCTCGTGCCGCCGACGTGCCGCGAACGGCCCGAGCTGACACACGGCGCGGTCGGGATGTACCACTGCCCCGACTGCGGCGCGATGCTGCTCGCCGGGTTCGAGCATCCGCGCGTGTGCCAGCCCTGCGCCACGCGCTCGCATCCGCGCTTCGACGCCACGGAGCCGATCGCATGACGAGCAAGAGCGTGCTCAAGCGCTGGGCCGTCCAGGGCGGCATCGCCACGCGCTGCCCGAAGTGCGAGAAGCTGCTCGACGTCCATACCCCCTACCAGGTGGTCGAGCAGGACACCCTGCCGAAAGAAGGCGACCACTGCATCTGCTCCGGCTGCCTGACGATCCTCCGATTCGGGCCGGATGCGAAGAGCCTGCGCGAGCTGACCGCTGATGAATTCGAGGGGCTCGATCCCGACGTGCGCCGCGAGCTGTCGCACGCACTGGTCGCGGCGAGCGCCTACAAACACTCATGGGGGCGAGCGTGAACAGGTGGACAGCCGTTGCATTAGAACAACGGATTGGCGGGTTCGATTCCCGTCGCCTCCATCACCACCTACGGGCACGAGGTGCTTTGGTAAGCGCCGGGGGATCCTTGACCCCCCGCTTTGCGGGTTCAATTCCCGTCGTGTCCATCACTGTGAGGGGCTGAGGTGCTTTTGGTAAGCGCCGCACGAAGCCAAACCGTGCGCTTTGCGGGTTCGATTCCCGTCAGCTCCATCAACTCCACGTGTCGGCGCCAATGGTCGAGGGGGCCACCAATGGGACCGGAACGGAAGTACAAGAATCGCGGGTTCGCCGGGATGAATCCGGCCAAACGCAAGGCCGCGCAATCGAAGGGCGGCATCCGCGCGCACGAGCTGGGCACGGGCCACGAGTGGACGCGGGAAGAGGCCATCGCCAACGGCCGCAAGGGCGGCATCATCTCGCGCGGCGGCCGGGGTAAGCTGAAACCGGAGGGCGACGATGCCTGACGAGACGCTGGACCCGACGCTCTGGGAAGTGGCTGAGGACGTCTGCCTCACGTGCGGGAAACACCTGGGGTTCGGCGTCCGCTGGCTGCACGTCAAAATCTGCGAAGAGTGCCAGGACCGCGAGCCGCCCGATCCCGAGATCGCGCGAGAGGGGGACGCGTGATCGAGGTGTCGCCGGTTGCGCGGCTGACGGACGAGCAGATCACGGACGCGCGGAAGTGGCTGCAGGACGGATCGATCCCGCAGCCGTTCCGCAACCTCGCCCTGGCCGTTCACACCGCGCTCTGGAATGCCCGCTCGCGCGAGCGCGCGATCATGCAGCTGCTCGGGCCACGCGTCCCGGGCTGCTGCCCTGGCTGCGACCACGAAATCGGTGAGGTGCTCAAGATCCTGCGCGAAGGCGGCACCGAGTACGAACCCCGCAAATGAGGGACGAGCAGGCGATCGGCGTCGGCGCGCGAGCGCCGCAGGGCACCCGGCGCTACACCGCGACCTGCGGCGAGTGCGGCTGCACGGTGCATTTCCGCGACCGGCTGCCGTCGCTCTGCCCGATCACGCTCTGCACCGAATGCTTTCTCGACGTCCTGGAGAAGATCCCCAAGGGCGAGAAGCTGCAGCTGGTCGTCACCCCCGAGAACATCGACGCCTACGCGCAGCTCTTCGCGCTGGCGAACAAGCCCGCCAACTAAAAATTTCATATAGCCGCGCTTAACAAGCGCGGGGTTGTGCTCCCAGCATCCACGCTGCGGGGCACCAGGGCGCAGCTCTGCGTTCCCCACCGGCAGTAGGGGCCGCAACGCCGAAGGAGCTACGTCCATGATCCGTGATCGCAACCTCGAACCATCTGCTGATGCGTTCAAGACCGTCGTGTCGCTCTACGTCGAAGCGGGCGCGGCGGAAACTGGCGTCGAAAAATCCTCGGTGCGGATGCCCTACACGGGCAAGGTGCTCAGCGCGTACGTGCGCTGCGCCACCATCACCGACGCCGACGATTCGATCCGCATCGACCTGCACAAGAACGGCGTGTCGATGCTCGGCGCGACCGTCGATCCCGTCGCGGCGGCCACCACCACGTCGCTCGCGCCGACCACCACGACATTCAACAGCGGCGACCTGATCGCCGTCGTCATCACGACCGGCGCGTCCGACGCGTTCACGGGCTCCGTCACGCTCACGACGCGGCCGTACCTCGGCGCGCAGGAGCGGTTCGCCGCGAAGGCGGCGGGGATCTCGATCACGCCGTGAAGTCGTACCCGACGCACGACAACCGCCAGCTGCGCTTTCACGACCAGGTGGTGAAGGCCAGCGGGCGGGCGTCGCCCGATTCGCTCAAGACCTGGCTGGACCCCGCCGACGCGGAGGACAGCGAGCTGGCCGCGCGCTGCATCGCGCTGCGCATCCTCGGGCACTCGATGGCGGACATCCGCGCCGAGACCGGCGTGAAGCCGCACCAGCTGCTGCGCTTCCTGCGCGTCGCGCGGGAGCGCCAGGAGCTGCAGGACATCGGGCCAGTGCTCGATCACGTCGCGCTGCCGCTCGCCGTGGACAACCTCGTCGCGGGGCTCGAAGCAGGCGACCAGAAATACACGCTCGCCACGCTCGGCGGGCGCGGCGCATTCAGCAAGCACTCGAAGAGCGAGACCGCGAACACCGACGTCAAGCTCGAAATCCACGTCGAGATGCCCGATCGCATCGGCGCTCCCGTGGCTGTGATCGACGGCCAGGTGGTCGGCGTGCCGCGCCAGGTCAAGGACGATGCCGGATAAGCCCTGGTGGCACACGGTCGGGGATGCCGCGCTCGCGGGCTGGCAGACGGCACAGGACGCGTACGAAGGGCTGCGCTACAAGCTCGCGCCGAACGAGTCGGAGCGCATGGGGAACGAGGAACAGCGGCCCGGCGCGTATGACGCGGATCGTGTGGCGGAGGCGGGCCTGCCGTCCAGCAAGCGGTTTGCGATGAACGCGATCGATTCGGCTGGGCGCTTCGTCAAGGGCACTGCCGAAGGCGCCGCGATGATGGGCTCGCTGGGCGCGAAGTACATGGGCAGCCCGGCGTCGCTCGCCACGGACCCGACCGTCCAGGCGCTCGGCCAGGCCCACGCGAAAGACCCGTGGACGATCCCCAAGGGTGTGGCCGGGTACGTTGGCGACCGCTACGGGTCGATCGACAAGGCGCTCGCCACGGGCTACACCGATCCGATCGGCGCCGCGTCCGACATCTCCACGGTCGCTACGCTCGGCGGCGGCGCGGCGGCGAAGGCGCCCGGCACGGTCGGCAAGATCGGTCGCGCCGTCGCGGCAGCGGGCGAGATGGCGGACCCGCTCTCCTGGGCGAGCAAGGTCGAGATGCCGCCTGCCGGGCAGCGGTTCAGCCTCGCCGCCGAAGCGGGCGGGTCGCGGCCCGTTGCGGTACGGCCCACGGGGCCGCGTCCGCTGCCGCCCGAACGCGAGCTGCCGCCCGCCGTCGCATGGGAACCGGAACTGCCGCCGCCCGCCGTCGAATGGAAACCCAAACCTGCTGACGCGGCTGGTGAAGCCGATTCGATGGCCGGGCTCGAACGGGCGCGCGAGCCGAATCGCGTCGGCCAGGATCGACCGGAGCAGCGACGCCGCGTCGGCGGCTTTCTGCCGCCCGACGAGCAGAAGGCGTTCCGCGAAGCGTTCACGCGCGACCAGATCGCGCGGATGTCCGGGACGGATCCGCGCTATGCCGTTCACCCGCTGGTCCGGCCGCATCTGCAGCAGCTGATCGAAGCGAATCCGCAGGGCTGGGCGAACTTCAACATCCGGCCGATCGACAACCCGCTGGCCGATACGCAGGCGGCGCACAAGCTGCGCCAGCAAGCGGCGGCCGAAGTCGGGATCACCGTCCCCGACATTCCCGACGACGCGGCGCGACCGGGGTACTTCAAGCCGTACAGCAAAGGCGATCCGCGTGCGCAGACCGGCGACCTGTTCGTCCCGGGGATCAATGCGCCTACGGGCCAGGTCGAGCGGCTGCTGCGTGACCCCGACGAAATGAAAGCCTTCCTGCGGGAAGAGGGATTCCACGGCTACGACATGCTGGAAGCCCGGCGCGGCGGCGAGGATCCCAATGCCCTGATCGCGCGCCAAACGCGCGAAGCGCTGGAGCAGACCGGCGGCGATTTCAGGAAAGCGCACGCGCTCATTCCTGCGGAACAGAAGGCGGCCCGGGGCGTTGCGCATCGCGCGGCGCGGGACGACCTGCGCGGGCTGAACGACGCCATCCGTGGGCTGCGTGAAGCCACCAAGCGCATGGAAATGGAACCGTCGGTGCTGCGCGCGGCCGATCGCGCACGCGCCACTAACCGGCCGATGGTCGGCGCGTTCGACGCGCGGGACTGAGCGATGCCGTCCCCCACGCTGCACGCGAACCCGGGCAATTCCTTTTCGCTGCTCTACAACCCGTACCAGCAGGCGTTCCTGGCGGCGCGACGGCAGCGCCTGGCGGACGGGTCTCGCGCGTTCAATCGCTTCGCGCTGATCGCCGGCCGTCGTGGTGGAAAGACGCTGATCGGAGCGCTCGCCGCCGTCGAGGAAGCGAGCGTTCCGAACAGTCTCGGCTGGTGCGTCGCGCCCACCTACGGCGACCTGCACGACTACGTGATCCCCGCCGTGATGCAGGTACTGCCCGAATCCTGGCGCAAGCCGGGCGCGGCGGGCTGGTCCGCGTTTCACCAGACGCTCACGCTCGTCAACGGCGCGCAGATCGCGTTCCGCTCGGCCGACGACCCGGAGCGGATGCGCGGGCCTGGCCTGAACTGGCTGTGGCTGGACGAAGCGCGCAAGGTCTCGCGCCTGGTCTGGGACACGGTGAAACCCGCGCTGATCGACAAGCGCGGCGCCGCGTTCATTACCACGACGCCGAACGGGTACGACTGGGTGTACCACACGTTCTGGAAGATGGCGGACAACCCGAAGTACCGCCGTCCCGGGTACTGGGCGGTTCGCTACCGCACGATCGACAACCCGTTCATTACCGAAGAGGAACTCGAAGAGGCGCGAGCGACCACGGAGGATCTGTGGTTCAAGCAGGAGTATGAGGCGGAATTCGTCTCGTTCGAGGGCGCCATCTACGGGCATCGCACGATGCCGTGCGTCCTCAACAGCGACGAGGAAGTGCGGCAGCGGTTCCTGCCCACCTGGCCGACGATCCCCGCTGACCTGCCGGTCCTGATCGGGCTCGACCCGGGCGCCGACCACCCGTTCGCCGCCGTCAAGATCGTGGCGACGCCGAAGGGGCTGCTGGTCGTGCAGGAGTACGCGCGGCGCATGTCGTCGTACTCCGATCACGCCGAGTACCTGCAGCGCTGGGCACACGGCCACCAGGACGTGCGCTGGGCGATCGACCGCACGGCGAACCAGGCGCAGATCGAGCTGGCGCATCTCGGGCTCACGACGTCGAGCGCGGAAAACTCCGTGGTGCTCGGGATTCAGCGCGTGCAGGCGTGGCTGAAAACGGAGCGCATCGGGTTCGTCGCGGCGCGCGTCCCGATGCTGCTCGAAGAGCTGCAGACCTACCGCTGGAAAGACACCTCGAACCTCGAAGGCGAGAAGGGCCGCGAGCAGCCGTTCAAGGTCGATGACGACCTGTGCGACGCGCTGCGCTACGCCGTGATGCTCTGGCCGGAGCTGCCCGCCGATCCGCCGCCACGACGCGGGCGCGATCCCGAAGCGATGCCGCCTGAGATGCGCTGGGCGTGGGAACGCGAACAGCGGCTCGTGTCGCCCGATGACGACGGCACAACCGAATGGTCGCATCTCGAACCGGCCTTCGATGAG